GTCTCTGAGTATACCTATTCTCTCTCTCAAAATCTCACTTGTCTTCAATTCTTCAAAGTAATTATCACTCATAAAGTCGTATCTAATACCAGACTGTATGTTTTGCCAATCTTCAGGAGCTATGATCCCTTTTAGTATCAGTTGTTTTTCTAGTAACTTGTCGAAAATGGTAGAAAATCTTGCACGTAATCTATTTATGAACTTACTAAACTTAATCTCATCTCTTGATATTTCACTTGCTCTACCTAGAGCAAACCCTGTCTCCGATTCCATTCTAGATATGGGTACATTTAGAGCCTTAAAGAGTCTCTTTTGAAAGTATATTACATCGTCAAGTTCGCCCAAGTTCTGTCCGCCCGGCAATGTAGTAATTTCAGTTCCTCTTCCGCCTTCTCTTCGTGGTAGCCAAAAATCATCTGTCATAGAAAGATGTCTTCGGTCATCCTTAACATCACCAGTGGTCATATCATAAACAAGGCGATTCTTATGCTTAGTCATCATGTCTCGTAGATACTGCTCTGCTTTCATTTTTGGCAGATTACCTACATCGATATAGAAAATGCGTCTCTCTGGTGCTCTAGAAATTCTGTATATTACCACAGCATCTTCTAGCATTCTCAACTGGTTAAGAGGCTTATATGCTTTATGCATATGAGATAATACTAAGCTACTGGACTCGTTAAGTAGACCTGAGTTAGAGTTTACTATAGAATCTTTAGCGATCTTTAGTCCCGATAATCCACTTTGAGTTCCATCATTGCTAAAACTTGATTGATTTCCTGATATGTTATTGAAACCCTTTTCGCTGTAAACATAGTATTCGTTTTTTATTTTGTTAGTAGGAGCGACATTAGTGCCTGATCCTATCTTGCCTTTCTCATATTCTCGCACTTTTCTAATCTTACGAGGATCAATATAGCGTAGTTCTTGAATACCTTTGCGGGGCGATTTAATGTCAATCATCACATGATAGTTGATTCTTCCATCAACGTACCACTTCTGAAATATCTCATACCCACTACTGGAAAAATCTAATAGTGCTAGAATTGTATCAAACTCTTCTCTGATTTTTTTCTTAATATTATCAGCCAAATCTAAGTCATCAGTAACACACTCGACAACTTTATTGTCACTGGAGATACTAATAGCCTCATTTACTATATCATCTACAGCTTGAGATACTTCAGGCTGCTGAAGCATCGTTCTATATTTGTGGACAAGTTCAGCTTCGGACTTAGCTGTACCGTCCATATCCAGATACGTACTTGCACCAGTGCCCGTTGCTGCAATGTTAATCGCACCGTCATCGGTTTCAGGAGTGACGAACGAGGGTATATTATCGTTTTCCGCGACTCGTCTTTTTATTTCAAATCCAAATACTGTAGCCATCGTTTATCCTTTATTAAAGGGAGAGCAGAACTCTCCCCTAATTTAGTTTTTCAATTAGTTATTGGTGCCGCCATCACCTGTGCTACCACCGTCAACATTCCACCAATCGTAGTTGAATGTAACATCAAAGCGTTCGACATCATCTACTGTAGACCAATCTAGAGGAATACTGGCTATAGATGAGGGGAATATACCATTAAAGTTATAAACGCGAAGTGGAATTCCAGTTTTTGAATACTGGGTCACTGTTGCTTGAGACTTATACTCAGATGATGCTGCGGAACCCAAAGTTCTAAGGTTGCCTTCATGTGAGTTGATAGAGGACATCCAATCTTCCATTGCATTTCGAATGAGGAAATCTTCATCATTTATAATGGTAACTGTCCAAGGCTCGAAAGTTCTATCTCCAGCGATTTTTATTTTACGACCGAAATACGGAACTTCGATTGTGCCCAAAGTACTCTCTGGGATTATTGCAGTCTGTACCATAAAAGGTGTTTTGAGATCGCCTATTGCATTTACAGGGTTAGTAATCTGTACTTGAAATAGCGATGCTCTAGCACCTCCGAAGGTCAACTGGCTTTTAATTTCATTGATGTTGAAAGCCATTATTCATTTCTCCTTTGAATTAGTATTTATTAAAAATTGCCTACGACTTCACTGAACTCTACGCCCGATCTTACCGCAACGAAATTAAGCTGAATAAAGTTGATTGAACGAACTGGCTTAATGTAAATGTCTCCAACAAACCTGTTGCTGTCTATAACTTCTGGCGTGTTATTCGTCTCATCTGCAACAACCATGAAGTCATAGATACCGCGACGGCCTTGTACGTCTCGCAGGAATGGCTCAATCATGTTCTTAAACTGCGCTCTAGTGAATTCATCGTTGAACTCAAATAAAGTTGCTTTAGCGGCAACTTCAATAGATTTCTCTAGTACGATGAACAATCTTCGAACGTTAATTCTATCGAAAGCAGATGCTATACCAGCATTAGTTTTATCGCCAAAGAGTATGTGGCCGCCACCTGTTCCAGGTCTAGAAATGACTGGGTTGACGTTGGCCTTATACATAAGGTCGCGCTGTGATTGGTTTGCATTAAATCGCAGTTTAGTAGTATTTCTAATTTCGCCTCTTTGATAGCCGGCTGGTGAGAACCAGGGGTCTCTAGTATCGTCAGTTCTCGCACAAAGACCAGCAATGTCACCGTTTAGTGGAACCCAGCGATAACGATCTGCGTACTTATCTAGTTGATACTTATAGCCACTATCGATAAAAGCGTAATTAGATGCATTGATCTGCCCAGCAAAAGCAACAATAAGCTGTGCTGTCATGTCAGTTAATTCGGGACTAATGAACGCAACACAATCTTTACGTACTTCACATACATTATCGATGATGTAGTTAGCAAGCGCAGTGTTTCCCCTTGGCTTACCCTGAAGAACAAAGGATATATCAAGCTGAGTTTTGTCAGCGAAGGTATCATAGCCTTTAGCCATATCACCTATTCGCATAGTCGCTTCGTCCATACCATCACTACCTGTGGTCATATCTGTTATACTGTCATACGTAACAGTACTCTCTTTTATGAGATCCGCCTGAGCATCGGTACATTGAATCCAGTTAGATTGCTGCTCAAGGAGATCAGTAATGTAGTTTGTTGAGCTATCCTCATTCAACTTTCCGTCAAGCCAACTTACATTAGAATGAGTTTCTAATATAGTATCCGCCAGACCGGAAATTCTTCCATCATTATCTCGCACTACAACATGCATAGTATCAGCAACAGGATCAGCGTCAAATAAATCTGCATCTCCCCATTGAGTGCTATATGTTCCATCATAGTTTTCAATACTTGTCTTGTAATCGGTAGTGAATTTAACATCTACTTTAAAAGTTGGTATTTTAGTAAGGCTGTGTGCGCCTCCAATTCCTAGCGCAATAAGTGTAATGTCTTTAGATGAGTTGTGTTCGAGCCTTAGTTTTATTATATTGTTATCTACCCTAGTCACAGCATAGATGCGATCATCCAGCAATCCGGTAACAGCATTGCTAGCAGAAATAAATTTAACAGTTGTTGAGGCATTTACACTACCAATTACAACAGTGCCGGCGGTAGTCGCGATTGCTGTACCGTTCAGATCAGTCAAAGTAGCAGTACCAGTACCGTTTGTTGCGCCTACAAGATAACTGCCAGGATCGATTGCACCTTCAGCACCATCTACTGTACCAGAGATAGTAACTTTATCCCCAACAGCTAGGTCTGGATCGGGATCATCAAACGATATCCCACCTACAGCATCTGTGATCTTCGGATTAGCAAAAGTCTTTTCCTCGCCAGTGCCAACATCGTACTGTACGAGATCGTCAGTTACAAACCCGTGGTCTGCAATAGTGATGGTATTGTCAGCCAGGGTAACGTCTCCACCTGTTCCAGCGTTAAAGGTTTTGCTAACGCTACCAGTGTGGTCCGTTTCACCTGCCTTGACTTCTGCTACTGTCATCACTGCTTCAGTGCTTAAAATAATATTGTCACCTACTTCAGCTACCAACTGAGTACTTCCTAAAGAAATAAATCCTGATATTGTTGCGGTATTCTTGTTAACGTTGAGAACTAACGTTTCTTTTCTTGCGAAAGCATCAAAACTACCACTTTTACAGTAAGAGGTTCTGAGTGAGTTGCCCAATTTACCAACATATTTTGCATTAAAAAGGGTGCTTGTTGCCTGTTTTGTTTCATCTGTGGCATCGGTATACGAATCGGGATTGTCCTCGGGTCCATCTGGACTAGCAACTACGCGAGTAACGAAAAGAGAATCACTATACGATAAAAAATTTCTAGCTGTAAACCAAGTTTCTGAGTTTGACCATTGGTCGGCGACCTCAGTCGTTCTGGGTGTTGAAAATGGCTGACCAAATTGTGCTACCAAATCAGTCTCGGAAGTTACTAAAGTGGGAGTATTTACTGGTCCCCAGCGAAAGACTCCGGCTATTGCTGCATCAGTAGTCGATACGGCAGGGACGATTTGGGTTAAGTCAATTTCACTGATGTTAATGCCTGGACTTACTTGAATGGCCATTCTTATTCTCCTTGTTATTCTGTACGTTATAAACTTTTGGTGTTCGTATATTTATAATATATGCGACTCAGGTATTTCAATACTGTAGCCAATCATGTACTGTGTTGGGTTGTTCTTTCGATACATCTTCGTCATAGGTATTAAATCCTATGGGCAGTAAGCTTTCCATAAGCTGCTCTTCATTTCGTGTTCTTAGGTTCTCTATCGTATTTATATCTGTGACTTCTTTGAAAAAGGCTTGATCTGACATCCAAGCAAATAGTACTAGACACATAACTAAATCGTCATGGCAGCCTGGTTCTGCTTCATATGAATTTGCTTTTCTGGAGAATGTCGATAGTTCTTTTATTGTTTCGTGATCATGTATTCTCAATTGATCTTGCTCGATAAGCATTTTCAGCATATTACACCCGACAGACTTAACTGACTTGGTAGTTCTAACGCCTTTATCGGCACCTTTTGCAAATCCTGTCGATATTCTTTTACCTGCTCTACCAGCAGATTCAGTAAACATCAACGTCTCTACTTCGAACTCATAGTGTAGTATTTCCGATACTTGCTCACCTATGTCGTTAATTTCTACAAGAGTATACGCTTCATTGTACCTTTGTATACTTCTATATATGATTTCGGCATAGTCAACAGGAGTAATTGTATTGTCTTTATATACGCAGACTTGATTGTAAGGCATCTCAGTCACGTCTATTATTTGAAAGGCTGAATAGTCCAAACCTTTTCCCCTAGAGACATCGACAACACATATGTATATGTGATCTTTAATTGGCTGTGAGTAGACTTTCATGTGGAGAGTTTCTGCGACAGGCGATAAATGTACTAGCCTTTTTAGTGTATCTCCTTCCAGTAGCGTATTCGAACTGCCTAAAAACTGGCAGCAAAATTCTTGACTAAACTTTTGTCTGTCAAAATCCATTGCGGCTAGTGTGTCTTGTTTCCAAGCTTCATCGCGACCGGGAACTCTATCCCAAGGCACCTCTATATAGACATATCCATTACGATCTTCTTTAGCTCCTATGCACGTTTTATAGAAGTGATTTAGTCCGTTGGGTGTTGAAGTAAATAATATCTTAGTGGTGTTTCCTGATGATATCGTTGGAAAAACAGAGCCGAAAAACTCTTCCCAATTTTCTACCCAAGCTGTTTCATCTACGTATAGGAACGAGCAAGATTTTCCTCTTATCGCGCTAGACGATGTACTAGATGCGATGATCTTACATCCGTTCTCAAACTCAACAGAACCTTTATTCCACTCAATAACACCTTGCTGTAACCATTTGGGTAGTGCTTCATATGCAATTTTGATGCGATCAAGAATCTCTCTTGCCGTATCTCCTTTATTAGCCAGTAACGCACACGTCTTATAATCATTGAATATTACGTAGTGAAGAATAATAGCTACAGCGGTAGTTGTTTTTCCTGCCTGTCGAGAAGTGTTAACAGTAACTCTTCTATTATGAGTGATTGCTTCGGCAATTTCTTTTTGATAATCATACATGACGATAGGAATCAAACCGTGGTCGACATGTACGATTTGAATATATTTTTCTGCGAAGTATATGGGATCTTTGGCACACTTCAGAAACTCTGATACCATATCAGCATCGAACTGTATTTCTGTTCCCTTACGCTTTAGATTAGTGTTTCCTAAATAACCAGCCCCAATCTTAGTCATACGCTATCATCTTTTAACGACTTTAACATCTTCTGTAGCTCAGATGTAGAGCCGACAAATAAGTTGTTGGTCGTATTTGCAGACTCTAGCGTTTCCTCGCCTCTTCCTTTTCTCATATCCACAGACATATCTACCAAGTCTTTGTTAGCATCGACCAAGGTCTTCATTATAGTAGAAACGACTTCATAGGCTCTGGGATGTTCAGATGCTTTAGCGA